CTTTTTGCATGGCAAATATCAGTTTTCTTACCATGTTTAACAGGTAAATTTAAAATCTCTGATTTATGACAGTGACGAAGTTGAGGTAATGAAATTGTAAAAGCTAAAAAATCCACTTTAATATTTTGGCTAGACTTAACACGAGTCTCTAAAAGACGTGTAGCAGTATTATTGTAAAGTTTACAGAAAGGCTTATTTAACATTAGATTTCACCCTGTTCAACAAGCTGTCTGTAATTGCTATCCGTTATTTCAATAACTTCAGCATTTGAAAACTCATCAGAAATCCACATCCAAAAAAATGACAATGTAGATAAAGAATCATAAGTACGCTCACCGTCTAAATCGTAAGTTACTAAAATTCCAATATGTGGCACATTCTGATAATAAATTTTCATATATCCGTATATCTAATTTTATTAGAAATTATTTTATGAGCCGATACTATTTTATAATAAATTATAAATCAAGAGGCTAATTTTATTGGTTTATAATAAATTAGATTCAAACAACTAAAAAAGGTTAGAAATAAATGCCCGCTAAACACATAGATGACGCGACTTGGAGACTAATTGAAAAGGAAACTTTAAAAGTAGTTTTAAAGACTGAAAAAATTTTCAAAGAAACTGAAATTTTAAAAGCACTTTTGTTAAAAGGACTAAATACAATAGATGTTTATGAATATGAGGAGATCTTAAAAAAAGCAAAAAAGGGAAAGTAAAAAAAATAAAAAGGTCAAAAGATTAAAACACTTCTAGTACTAATTAAGCTCAAAGCTAGATTAATTAGCAGAGTAAACCCACGTAATACAGCACGTGGGTTTTTCTCCGTTCTTCATTCTCGTCGTTGCTCAGGCTTCGCCCTCCTACGTCTTCATCACTCAATAATAAATAAAAGAAAAAAGTTTCATTAAAAGACCCATAAATACCATTATGTTACGGCTAAAACACGCTTTCAGCGCAAGCGGTTTTATTGGCCCTATGCTCCGCATTTTAGGACCAAAAAGCACAAAGCCCCTGTTTGCTTCGCACAATTTTAACAGGGGCTTACTCAACATAACGCTGCTCCCATTTATGGGCTATTAATAATATGTTCGGGTTTAGATTTATAACCCCAATAAAAAACAACAGCAACTGGCGAGCTAATCAAAAGCACCCAATTAATTACAAGCATATAAATAATTTCCATAACATCACTTGTCATAAATCACCTTAACTGTATAAATGTCCAGTACTATCAAGTATCGGACTTAAATCATTGATACTAAAAGAATGTTTATCATGGGAGAAATGAAAACTTTCTTCTCAAATATAATTTTGTGGCTCACCATCATCTATGCACTTGACGAATTCCGACAATGACCCGTCTTGACTATCTTCAATTCAAACTAACAGTTTACCGATATTTCAACCATCACGGACACAGGCTTATCATGGCTACGCCATCAAAAACAACAATCACAACTCAACATTCAAATCACCCTCTGAACTCTCAACAGACTCAACCTCAGAATATTTAACAGGAGCAAAAGGCACAAACTTGAAGCCTGAACCATCCGAAACTTTCACAATAGATTCAGACAAATACTCCAACTTATACCCCATATTTACCAAATCATCACCCGAAACATAAAAATCATCACCATCGATTTTTAACACAAATAAAAAACTATAAGTAATAGAACTGACAACCTCCACCAAACCACTAACAACCTTAAAAACTTTAGGTTTATAAGTCTTATTTATTGCAGTTAAATAAATAGAATCTGCATCAAAAGGAATCACTAAAGCACTAGGAGCTTTAAAAACAGCCTCAGAGCTAACATTACCATTAATAAAACCATTACTTTTTTGAACACCTTTAGAATCAACTTGAGCAGAAACTTGAACTTGACCATTAGATAATTGAACAGCTTGTACTTTTTCAACTGGTTTAGAACTAGAAGCGCTAGACGTACGAAAGAACACCACGTAAATAATAAAAACCGCAGCGGCAATAAAAACGGCAGAGCCAAGTAATAAAGACAAAGTAATAGGCGAGTTGCCAGCACCTGAATTTGTTGATTGCCCTGTGGCAGTTGATTTATAGATTTTAAAGACATCAAGAGGAATTTTCCTAAAAGTTGTTATATCACCCTTTTTTACAGAATTACCATTAGAACTAGGCAAATGCTCAAGGACACGAGGACGGCGTTTAAAGTAAGGGATTGGGACAGAATCTTTAGAGCTATGAGCATAGGCAATCTCACAAACCGAGCGAATAAACCCCGCAACCTCTTTAATATCAGGAGTTGCCAACACAATATCCCAGTTAAAATGACGATGACGCATAAACGATTCACGCAAGGTCGGAGGGTATTTAATATAATCACGTTCATCAAAAATACTTAAACCGATATCATCTTCATAATCTGCAATATTTACATTTTGCTTAATTACCCTTTGCTTTTCGTGGTACAGCTCAATAACGTCTTTGGGTAACTCACTATCAAAAAAACCCTCTTCTTTATAATCATAATCAGAAGCTTTAAAAGTTCTATCGTTTGGATAAATATCCTGAATTTCATCAATAAAGATAAAAGCCCCAATCGGCAACCAATGATAAAAACACCGCATAAGTTTACGACCCGTATCATTATTAGAAGATATACGAACTAATCGAGCTGAAGCAGGAAAAACAACATTTAACTCAGAAGAAATTTCTTCAAGCGTTTTTATGCCTTGAAGATTAGTAACAACTAAACGCCCTGCTTTTAAAGCTTCCAGTAATTCAAACCAACAAACAGTAGATGATTTATAGGAACCTGGTGGGCCGTGAAATATTTTAGTAGCCATAAATTACCACCCCATCATATCTAAAATAAATCGAGTCAATAAAGCCTCGATAACTAACTGAGCAGAATCAAAAAAACGAATATCAATTAAGGTTTGAACAATATCAGAATCTAAACGCCCTATAGACGAATTAATCAACTGAGTAATGTTTAAAGACTGCATAACTTCGATAGCAATAGAATAAGCAAATTCGGTAGTATGAATTAAAGTTGTAAACTTCAAAAGTACGACATATTTAATAATATAAGCAAAAATACGACCAAAAAAAGCGGGTATATCTACTGAAATAAAAACCCAAATAGATTCAAAAATAGAACCTATTGTTGAAATAAATTCAAAATCAGCAGCAAAAACAGTAGGCGAAAAAACAAGTGCTAATAAAATAAAATAACGCATTTTAAAATCTCCCTCTAAATAAAATTGATAGCGCAATAAATCCCGCTAAAGCAAAAACAATAGTGCCAATAGCCGGAAAGTATTCAGAGAACCTTGACCATGAAATATCATAACTTTGATTTTTAATTACAAGAGAATTACTCTTATAACCAGAAGAACTTGGGGAAAGTTGAAAAGCTAAAAGTAACTCTGATTTGTGATCGATAAGATTCTGCCTATACAGAGTTTTAGCATTAGTAATTGCAGAATCTAAAGCTAATAGAGCGTTTTCATCAAAAAGACTGTTAAAAATAGAATTATCACGAACAACAAAAGAACCACTAACATTTTTAGCACTATTATCATTAATAGCATTAACAACCGCTTGCGTATCAACATTTTCACCATCAAGACCATTTAACCCTGCAATACCTTGAATTCCATCTAAACCATTTGTACCATCACGGCCATCAACACCATTTGTACCATTTGTACCATTTATACCATCACGGCCATCTGCACCATCAGCACCTTTTTCACCATCTATACCCGCAATACCATCAGCACCTTTTTCACCATCTATACCCGCAATACCATCAGCACCTTTTTCACCATCTATACCCGCAATACCATCAGCACCTTTTTCACCATCTTTACCATCAATGCCTTTTCTATGAACAACTCTTGGGCCTTCAGGACAGTCCCAATAATCGATTCCTTTTAGTTCATCAACATGAGTAACAACACACTGCTTTTCTTTCCATTCTTGCCAAACTGAAAATAAATCTAAATCAGCATTCCCTCCACCCTCACAATTAATAGACCAGTGCAAAGTGCCATTATTAGACAATGAGCAGCTATCACCCTCAGCACCTTTCAAAGACAATTTTTCTGAATCCGTCAAATCAGAAAACCTTAACTTATCCCCTTTTAAACCTTGAATACCTTGAATACCTTGGACACCTTGAGAACCCTGAGAACCATCTATACCCGCAATACCTTGGGAACCATCTATACCATTTGAACCATCACGACCATTAATTCCATTAATACCATTTGAACCATTTGAACCATTTAAACCATCTATACCATTAGTACCATTTGTACCATCAATACCATTTGTACCATCAGCACCTTTTTCACCATTTGTACCATCAGCACCTTTTTCACCATCTATACCATCAGCGCCTTTTTCACCATCTATACCATCAGCGCCTTTTTCACCATCTATACCATTAATACCATCAGCACCTTTTGCACCATTACTACCACGATAAAATGCCGTAGCCTCAGTTAGAGAACCAGATTGACCCGCACCAGAACCATCAGGAGGAGGTGGGGATTCGATAGATTGACAATCAAAACGCCAATTTAAAGGATCAGGAAATTCCCAATTAACAACGCGAGCAGAACCACAAGTTTCAAGCGAATAAGAAATACAAGAAGATTCACTATTACATACTAAATTACATACAAAACTTGAACCGGAAGCATAACAATCATCGCCAACAGTAAAGGGCACACTCGTTATAATAGGGATAACAGACCCATTATAATGATATAAAATAACAGGCACTTTTAATGATGTTCCTGATATGTAAGGATTACCATTAGTTTGATAACCATTGCGACCCCCTGCACACCTTTCTGATGAAGTGGCACCAGAGATCATAGATTCAGGAGTCGAATAAGCCCCTGAATTGATATAACACAATGTAGAATTGATAAACATTTCAGCGCGAGAATTAAAACTTAAAAACAAAAACGAAAATATAAAAACAAAATTAATATAATGCTTCATCTTGAGAACCTCATTTTAAGCCAAACAAGACAATGTAATTTAATGAGTAAATCTTGATATTCTTTAATATCAACTCTATTGGGAACTGACTGAAAACATAAAATAGCTTGTCTTATTTTTATAATTTCAATCTGAACATTTGTTAATAGTGAGCAAGTACGCATCAAAAAAAACTCCAAAAAAAAAGCGCCTGTTAAGACGCTCTAATACCAGATGTAAATCCCTCTACCATGCAATAGTAAAGGGCAACCGCAAATAAAACGGTTGTAACCATTAGCGCTTAAACCAACCAAGCATGTGACCAACACCAAAACCAAGAATAGCGAGACCAATAACAGCAGTAATTACAGCCGTCACATTTACACCACCTTCTGTACTAGCTGCCGTGATTTCCGTAGTGTAATCAGCAGCAAAAGCAGAACCAGAAGCAACAACAGAAGAAGCAACAACACCCGCAGCAGCTAATTTATTTTTTAAAATATTTTTCATGACATTTCCTTTATATATTTAATATTTACCAAGCCATCGAACCATTCGACCAGCATAGTGAGAAGTTAAGAAAGCTAAAATTAAAGCCCCCTCGATAATACCGAACACCTCATAATCAAAAGCAAACAATAGATTTAGAGTCTGTTCCATTTGTTGCAGTGAACCCGATTGAAGATTTTCAAACTCTACTGGATTCAACAATACAAAATCTGTACATGTAGTTTCAGTAGTTGCCTTTAAAAAACCATCACCATCTAAAACCACACATTTCATAACTAACCTTTATATTCTTGTAATGACTTTCTAAAATGTTCAGCCAACTTTGGATCAACTGGGATTATTTCAACAACTTCATTATCAAAAGTATCAACATTAAAATCGAATTTAAGCTCATACTCTTTATCTTTAACAAAAGCACCAGAACGACCAATTTTCTGAGCATAATCAACATTCATAACAATGGCATTTTTACCAAAAGGTACATCTGTAGTAGTACCCCAAGACTCACGCTTAAACTTTGGCGAATCAACATTTTCATATGGATATAAAACTTTCATTTCACAAACTTTCTTTTCTGGATTCTTTGATTCAGGAAAGCTAGTAACACCAAAACCCGCAATTATAATTCCCATTTTTTACTCCAATACATGATCTATTAATTTTCGATAAGTGGGGGGTATACCCATCTTTCCGACTGTTTCTGTAACTTCATCAGGCAACAAATAACCTATAGCGGTTTCCATATCACCCCCCGAAAACTCCAACAAATCAGCAAGCGCTTTACCCGCTGACCTCCTAAAATGTCTAACACGACTTATCAAATCTAAAGCCGCCTCTTGTGATTCAGACTTAAAACGAGTCACAACACCTTTACAATCAGAAAGAGACTTTGAAAACTCATTCAAACCCGCAAAAACATCATCAACATTTAACAACGCATCTACTGACCACTTTTTCAATTCAACTTCTGAGCGATACCAAGACAAAGAATCATCATCAATATTTTGCTCTAATTTCTTGTTATAAATACGCCAATAAATTTGGCTTGTTCTTTTTCCAACTCTCAACATTTCTTGAGAATAAATATGATTAAATTTATCGTCATACGTAAAAATATTATCAGGGTGACAACTTAAAGGCCGACAAGCCTTTCCAACTCTAAAGAAACCATCTTTATAAGCAGCAAGCGCATATTCACAATTAAAATTATTGTCATAATCATCACGCGCTAAATCTATACGAGATAATTTAGTAATACCCAAGACTATTGAAAGCCAGTAATGCAATTTATATAAATCAATATGCGCTAATAAATGTTTACAACCTGAGCCAGTAATTTGAATATAAGCAGTGTTATTTTGACCACCAATCGCAACGAACCCCGCAACAACCCCATCACTTGTTAAAAGATTCATTGAATTTGAATATCCGAAGAAACCTTTATCAGATGGTAAAGACAATTCAAAACCAAGAACGCGAGATACAAACGCTTTTAAACACGTTTCATAGAAATCCTGTAATTCACCTTGAATACGAACACGCTCTTTTTCAATATCATCTAAATTAAGTACTTGAGTGTTTTTAACGACTGGCGGAGCAGGAAACGGGCTTTTTGCATGGCAAATATCAGTTTTCTTACCATGTTTAACAGGTAAATTTAAAATCTCTGATTTATGACAGTGACGAAGTTGAGGCAATGAAATTGTAAAGGCTAAAAAATCAACTTTAATGTTTTGGCTAGTCTTAACGCGAGTCTCTAAAAGACGTGTAGCAGTATTATTATAAAGTTTACAAAAAGGCTTATTCAACATTAGATTTCACCCTGTTCAACAAGCTGTCTGTAATTGCTATCAGTTATTTCGATAACTTCAGCATTTGAAAACTCATCAGAAATCCACATCCAAAAAAATGACAATGTAGATA